GTTCTTACGCATGCAGTTTGACTAGCAGTGTAACGGCATACATTAATCAAACTCTGATCGTCATTGAAGAAATATGTTGCACCCACTGCTGGGTTAAAATTTGGCAGTAGCCTACTATCAGATGATAGATGGTCAACCTTTAGTGCTGCACTTTCAGCATCTAACATGTTATACAAAAAGTTAATATCTAATGCGTTTCTATCTAATTCTTTAAAGTTCTCTAGCTGATTTTCGTTTAGTGCACTGAATGCTAGCAAGTCTACATTTAGATCGTTCTTATCAAGAATGCTCTTTGTTTCTTGAATTTCTTTTTCTTTAATTTCTTTTGGTGGCGCAATGATCAAAAGATTATTGATGTTCGCCTGATCGATATTAACGATAACTGGAGATGTTGGAGGAGTTGACAGAGATGATACTAGCGTTGCTTGATATGGTTGATCCATAAAAACCTCGCCCGCATCATTCTTAACAGAGATTGCGCCAGTTACACACTTGCGCTTGTCATTATCACAAGAAGGTAGTAGCACGATTAAACTACGACCAAGTTCATCTACTGTCATAGAAAAGTCAGTACCCCTAACTGCCACTGTGGCAGTAGGTGTATTGACGGCTACTTGTTGTGGATTTGTTTTTGCTATTTGGCCACTTGCGTAACGAGCAGTACCCATTACAACTTTCATAGCTAATTTACCTGAACCTTTTTTAGGATCATACACGAAGTCATCAATAACGAGTTTTGACTGCTCGGTAATGTTGACTGTCGTGTTGTCCTCAAAAGTTAGTTTTGCTTTCGCCCTAGCTGTAACTATCGTGTCATTCATCTCTACACCAGAACCTACGTTGCTGGAGATCGATTTCTTGTCACGAACTATTTCTGTTGGTCCAGATTGCTCTGTGACTTTACCTACAGCAGCCCAATTAGTTGGACTGTGTAACAGAAATAGTGTTACTATTGCCAGTTGAATTAATTGTAACATTTTGTGTAGTCATTCCAGATTGAGTCACTCCAACTGTGTTTAGGTTACCACTAATTGTAGCATTCATAGTAGTAGTGCCAGTAGCAGTACTTGTATGAGTGATAGTATTAGTATCGCCAGTCACAGTAATGTTGCTGATGTGATTAGCACCTGCACCCAATGCTTGAGTGATAATATTATCGTCACCTGTTACGGTTTGAGTAATTGTAGAACCAGAACAGCCAGCAGTAGTAGTTGTACCACAGTCGATAGTTTGTGTATTACCACTACCGTTTGTCAATACAGTTACGTCAGCAGCTGAACCATTCACGACCATTGCTAGGATGTTACTGTCACCAATCTGAGATAAGCTAACAGTATTAGAACCAGAGCCAATATAAAGACTATCAGTAGTAGTACCAGCAATATTACCGATACCTTGCTGTAGAATTGTGATAGTAGAACCAGAACCAATCTGTTCCACGTACACATCATTTGCATAAACGAAATTCACGCCAAGCAATGCCATAACTAGAGCACTTGCCTTTAGTCGTTTCATTTCTTAATCCTTTGGATTTATTTTAGTTTTAAATTTCCATAATCCCTTGCGTTCACCATCTATGATGATATCATAGACAGCCTGTTCGATCGCAACACGAACAGCGTAGGTAGTTGGTTCATTTATCGCTTGACCATTTTCTAGTTCTAGCGACTTTGTTCCCGCATCAATAAAACGCAAAACACCTACGTTGTGAGCTGTACTGTAAATTGTTTTACTTACAGCAGTGCTCAACAATACTTCTCCAGAGTTCACACTTACTACTCTCATGGAGATAACAACTTCATCAACACGGTACTGCTCACTTCCACCAATGCCAAGAAAGCGTGCACCATTACCACCTGAACGAATGTTAGTGTCATAACCGATGATACCACCATCAATAATAACACCAGCTACAGTCATAGGTTTTAATGGAGTTGCATTCTTACCTTCGTAAACTTCTCGTTGATTACGGATCAACTGACGCTCTTTAATAAGGTTATCGAGACCGACACGTTCTACAACCTTGAACCATCCGTTGCTGTCTTGGAGTGCTTTAATGAGGAATACCTCAGCACCTTGCGTCACTGCTGAAGAAAATAGAGCTAGTTTTTCACTAGGTTTTTTCTGCCCAGTTTTATCTTGGAATCCATAAACAGCGATGGTTATTGGTGGACCATCTAGTTCAGGGAGTCTTTCGATCAGAGTTTTTCTCGCTTCTAACTTAACTGGCTCTTCTACTGATGCTTCCATACGAATAGTTGAGCAACCAGTCAATGCTAGAACTAATAATGCAATAAAAGTCTTTTTCATTTTAGAATCCAAACGATGCGATAGGAACAGTAACAACAGTTTGTGTACCGCTCGGTTCTGTGATTGTTAGAGTGACATCAGAGCCATTGTTGACCCATGAAATATTAGTTCCCTGAAAGTTCATAGTACCTTGAGTGGCACCACCTTCAGCGAATAACTGATCAGCTAACTGTTTGGATAATTGGGCGTAGATGCGAGACTCTACGTTGTTCAAAAACTTTGCTAAGTTGGTATTCTTAACATCACGTTCTGCTTTATCAATAGCAGCTTGTCGTTCGTCTTTGAGTTTCTGTCTGCGGGATGATTCTAACTGCTCAATAGTTAGAACATGAGATGAGTAACCCTGCCCACTAAAAGCAGGAGAGTTAAATTGATGTACTAATTCAGCTGCATTACTGTTTAAACTGATGGTCAGCAGAACCACCAGGAATTTTTTTGAGAGATGCTTTGACATCTTCTAGACCCTTTTTGTTATCCTCGGACGATAGTTCGCCCTGTTCTCGTAACGACAAGATAACATTCACCTTCTGATTCAGACGGATAAGGTCATTATCCAACATTCTTACACGATCAATCAATTCGATCAGAGTTTTATTTGCTTCACCTGTTACTGGCTTAATTTCGTTGGTTACCCATTGCCAAACATAGTAAACAAAATAACCCAAACCACCTGCAGCGATAATTGGGAAACCATATTTATTAATTAGTTCCGCTATTTCGCCCATTTTCTTCTTTCACTTTTTGAAATACTATTCTACCGTCAAAAGTGACATTCACTACATATTTGTCGCCATTTTTAACACCAAGTTTCTTGGCATCTAATTCTTTGTCCATTATGATAGTACCGTTTTCAAGCACATCAAAGACATAGTCTACGAATAACATGTCATTTTCCCTTCTTTAATCTTTCTAATTTTCTTTTAGCAATCTCTTGATTGCATATCATCATGTAGTGTTCAATCCACCATCTTCTTCTAATGATATAATTAGATCGATTATAAGGAGATTCCTTAATCTCGTCTTGCGTCACTTTGTTCGGCACGAGCAATTCTATCCAGATCTGGAGGTATACCTAAAGCATGACTAACCTTAGTATCAATTCGAATCACATCATGGTTCATCGCAGCGACTCTTTTATCTAATGCTGCAATGATGTTTTTCATTCCCATAACAGATCCAGTAACACCTGCTAGAATGAATTTTAATGTAAGGAAAACGAAATATCCTGCAGCACAAGCTGCAGCGATAGGAAAACCTACATCGGCTACAAGTTTAAAAAATTCATTCATACTGAATCCATTATTGTTTTTGTTTTGGACTTAGTATTTAGGAATTTTTCTTATTTTGCAAATCGTCGACTTCTTTTTCGATTGTTTTAGGGGTGAATAATGACGATACTTTGTTCAAGAACGATGTTGTTTTTGGAGGTGTTGCTCCAATTTCTTGTTGATATCTACCCAATTCTCTTCTTTTATAGAGTTGCGGATCCCATTCTTTGGTATTCTCATCTATTTTGATTTCGGGTAGTTCAGACTCTTTAAGTTCTTCAGATGTTGGTTTTTCACCAACATCAGCGATCCAAGCATCTGGCTTATCACTAATAGTAATATCGTCTTCAAGTTTGACTTCTTTAACTTCTGGGAGTTGAAGATCATCTTGATTGGTTGGTGGTTGCTCTTTAATGAATAAAGATGTCCAACTAGAGTTGATGTTATTACGAAGGTTCCAATTAGCAGCAACTAACATCAACACTGCTAATGGGTCAAAAACTAAAACAATCATGATGATAACCCAACGAACTGACTTTTCTAATACATCAGTTTCTGGGTTATCACCATAAATTAGTGCAGCGATATACTTTATTGGTCCAACTTCTGCTTCGACTTTGCGGACTTCGGCTGCGATTGGTTGTCTTTCTTCGTTGAGCTTGGCGATTTTCGCTTGGCTGGAACCGATGTCGGCAAGGATTCTGGCTCTGTCTTTTTGCTGGGCTCTACGGATGGTAATGGCTCGCTCTGCACCACCTGCGTCTGTGGTTCTTGAGATGGTTTGATCAACTTGAGCATCGAGTTGAGAAAGTTCTTTACGACTTGCATTTATGTTCTCCTTTTCTGTTTTAATCTTCTCATCAAGTAATGCTAATTTAGCAGAAATGTCCCCAGTAGGAACAGCCTGATCTAAGTGTGCTTTTGATAAGAAACCAAAGATGCCCATCGAGGTAAGTAACATAAGAACAAATAGGGCAATTGTAAAGTATCCTTTTAGTAGTCTAGGAATACTCTTCCAATTCTGGTATAACCAAGAGGCTACAGTAAGTTTCGATACTTCTAGTAACGAACCCATGATAGCGATTGGTATGGCAGCTGCAGCGAAGATCGCCATCAAGCCCATGATTGCATAATAGGCAGCAATGGCTGATAGTGATAGTGCAACTCCGAATAATAGGTATGTCATTTCTTTATGTGTGTCCTGTGTACTCTCACTTGGATCTGACCATTATACCACTGGTCAGGGTGTTCCAAGACTTCGTTGAGAAATTGTTCTTTCGCCTCAAAATAAGAGGCACTCCCTTTATTTAGGCAGAAATGTATGATCTCTCTACGGAAGTTCTCTTCACCAAGTTCAGCTACATCTTTTTTGAGTTCTTCAGAAGAAGACCAGTAGTCTCTCCAATCCGACTCATATTTTATTCGCTTTTTCTTTCCTTTTTTAGTGACAGTTTTGGTAAATTCTGTTAGCTTTTTACCA